TTATTTTTTCTGCGCCTTTTGTTGAGCTTGATACTCTAGAATCTGTGGGAATTTTTTCTTTACGTCATCTTTGGCGCGGGAAATACTCAAATATAAACCTTCAGCAAACTCTTTGATTTGCGTTTCAATCCTTTCTTGCATGCTACTTTTGCTTCCGGTCAATATGATGCTACCAATTGGAAAAGTAATTGGCGCTAGGGTGTTCGGCCCATCAGGTACTGTTTGAGCATATGGCACGACCACACTACCCCAAAACACGAAGTTGGCATCAAGGTGCACAGCACAGGAAGATGAATTTGTTGCAAACCCCAAAGCTGTAATAGTTATTTTATTTGGAAGAAATGATTCCTCTGCGGCAATTGAGAAACCATTTTGTCTAAGTACAAGCTCCATCTTGTCTTTCATTTTTGAGGGCTGAGAAAGGCAACCATCTGACACTTGATCACTATACTCGATGAAAAAATTGTCTCTAAGTGCGATCAAACTTCCTAAAGACCCCTCTAGCAGAAGCGATGCTCCATCCTCTGCCACAGCCCAAGTAGGGGTAAGTATTAGGACTACCAAAGCTAATATATATTTCTTCATTTTCTCTCCTTGCTCATAACGTTCAACTCAGCGCAGCGAAATTCGATCCGCTGCAGTTGCTTGTTATGTATTTACTCTGCATCCAATTCTTTCTTGAACTGTGATTTATTATAAACAGAGATGTTAAAACTCCTGAAGATTGAGAAATCATCTTTTACTTTATTTGACCAAGCATCACCAACAATTAAGAATGTTTCACCATCCGACATCGATCTATGTAAGCTCTCTTTGGCTAGTTGCAGCCTAGGGATATATACACGCCTTTTTTTATTCTCTTCATTTATCTGGCTGTAGCACTGAAAACTCCATGGAAAATATCTGGCTTCCTTGTTAAGCCCAACCGTTCCTTTTAGCGTGACACTTACAGCAACTGGATGCGGAAGGTTTCCTTTTGCCAGCCTGTTAAACAGTATATGATATCTCGTGTCGTCATAGTAAAAGTCATTCCAGGAAATGAAGCCATTTTTATACTGAATTTTTACGAGCCTTTTTAGCTCTTCAACATCAGAGGACTCTTGAATCAGCGACCTTAACTTGACTATTCCAGCAGCGGAGCGAAAATAAGAGGCTAACTGTTCCTCAGAACGAATGTAGTTTCTTCGAGTTGATAAATGCTCACTAGATTCGAACCTACCTCCAGACTCTGTTATGTTCTGAGCTACTTTTTGTGCATCTATCAGGATGTTCATTCTGAATAGATAGCTTCCATCATTCTGCAACACAAATATAGGGTTGGTGTTTTCTACGGACTTTGAATCGGCAACTAAAAATTCAACAGCTCCTTTTACTGAATAACCGCAACTATTTCTATGCTCTGCATCCTGCCATAGTTTTAGGTGTGCTGATACAGGCGTTTTTGATGCACCTCTAGTATGAGCCGATACATACTGAATATCAGCTCCACAATACCTACAACCCAAATTTTCGTTGTCTGATTTCTGTAATTTTGAGACATGGAAGACCGCATCACCTGAATCTTTCTTTTTCGCGAATTCCATTTTTATCCCTTTCCCCAAAACACGCTCCTTAGTTAATCAAACACATAACAAGTAATTCTCTAGATCTGCATATCTTACACACTGCACCACAGCATCAAAACAATTTTTCCGAAAATGTTGTGGCTCTAAACGGGATAACATACGCCATTTTCACGATAACCAGATCCAGATAACTTCAATACTTTAATACTTTTGTTTACAGCTGATGTGTCCAAGCAACTCAGCAACTGGCCGCTATACTGCTAATTATTGCCATTCAAAAAATCCGAGTGAAAGACTGCAGCGGGTCGCTATGTTAAGCTTAACATAGCGACCCCTATGTGTAGATGCTAACTATGTGCAGTTATAGCTATCGACGGCAGGCCGGCTCTTGCATCGGGCCGAAAGCATCTATACATAGTTTCTGCTCCTGAGGGAGCACCGTCAGCGCATCACTTGATAAGAAATCGCTTATTTTCTATATTTTGGCTCTTGGATTCGTGCCAAATTTATAGCTTTTCTGAGTCAAGCCAGTCTCTGCGTATCGAAGCGAGAGATTTCGGCTTCAGATCAACAGCAAAAACTATGTTCAGCTGGTAAGCTTTCGGCTTCCTTATAAGCCAATATGATTGTGGTTTTCAGCCAGCAAATATCATCGCACTACACATAGTTAGCATCTACACATAGGGGTCGATATTTGACTATCGTTGTTATTTCAAAGATTCGTGAGCACTTTTCTAGTCGCAATTAATGAGAGCCTGCACTAATAAAATGTAAGCTCATTTGCAGATATTGCGAGCCCGGCCAGTTTCGAATGCGAGCCACTACACCTAACAGTAACGGATCTTAACGAAATGGAACGAACAGCCAGCGACTCATGCGGATGCATCGGCGCCTGGCTTTGCTGGCATGTGCAAGGTCATCAGGCGAACTGAGTAAATTAAACATTGAGAATCCCGAAGCGTTCGAGGAAATGTTAGACAATATTGAAGCATTTAAAGACCATGCTCAGGCATTGGCTGAAATTGCAGAAACAGCTTGTCAAAGAATGTCGATAGCCGGGCGCAGGCAGTGTGAGGAGGGGATATATTTGGCACAGTCAGAGAATCAGCGGAATGATGCGGAATGTGGCCGAACGTGGCGGAACGACTGGGCTTCAGTGAATTTTTGGCGTTTTTTTCATTTGTGCGTTATTTGGCACAAATTTGGCCGGCTTAAACCAAATTTGTGCGTTATTTGACACAGCAATTATCCAATCTTTAACGATAAATCAAATTTCATGGCCGTACCAGCGGACGCGGCCGGTGATTTTTAACTCCCTGGCCCGCTCCGGGCTGATGACCTGCTTTTCATAACGCGGATTGTCGCTGATGATGATCAGCGAACCGTCCAGGGCCTGCTGGACGCGTTTAACGACCAGATGATTTTCCGACTCTATTATATATATGGCGTCATCCTTGATGGAGACGATGCGCCGGTCTACCAGGAGCAGGTCGCCGTCGTGGATCGTCGGCTCCATGCTGTCTCCCCTGGCTTTGATCAGTGTACATTTGCTTGATTGCAGGCCACGCTGAATCAGCCAGTCCCGCCTGAACGCCATCTGACTGGTCTGAAGCTCCTGATCAATCAGGCTGCCGTTCCCCGCCGATGCTTCTATATCCAAATACGGCACCAGTTCGAATTCTGAGTCGTCTATTTTCTTTTCCTGCTCCTTGATGGATGCGACGCCAGGCGGAGCAGCTGCACCGACGGCTTCACTCAGCAGCATTTCACCTTGACCAGTCAGCAACCAGTTAGCGTTGATTCCCGCGCGAATAAAGCCTTCTATTGCTTCAGCACCAGGCAAGCTGCTATCCAGTTCGTACTTTTGATATGTACTGTATGACACCCCGGATATGGCGCTTGCTTCCTTTTGGCCTATCTTTTTAAGCGATCTCCATCGCTTTAATCTTTCCCCGACCGTCATGAAACGCTATATATGGCGTAGCGTTGCACAAGAGCATCATCTAGCGTTGCATTTTTATATGATGCAATTTCTTGATTTTTATAGTTATTTTTCACATTAAACCCAGGTAGTAAGATTTGGTTAGCGTTGCGCTCTAAATATTGCGCAAAATGCGTTGACAGTACGCCATATTTGGCGTTAAATATTCACTCGTTAGTTATTTTTTAAGGATTCCACAACATGAATACAGAAGACCAAAAAAATGCCAGCACTGGCGAGGAAACCCTCGCGCAGGACTGGCACCCTGCCGATATTCTCGCCGCCTTGCACAAGGCGGGCTGGACATTGGCCTCCCTAGCCGAGCATCACGGCCTGAAAAGCGGCGGCACGCTTTCCAAAGCCTTGCGTTTCAGTTTTCCAATCGCTGAAAAACGTATCGCCGAAGCCTTAGGCGTTCACCCCAAAGTGATCTGGCCCAGCCGTTATCACGACACCGGGGAGCGCAAGCTTCAGGGCTTTCACGCTATTCAGTCTACTAGAAGAACCGGCCGTGTCAATGATCATAACGGCCCGGACAAGGACGATGCGGCCGAGTAACGGAGCCGTGGACAATTCATTGAGGGCAGAAACTATGTATGCAATAGAACAGCACTATATCAGTTATACGCACCCTGAAAAAAGCTTCACTCGATTATTAAACCGTCGCTATCAAACAGCGCAACGGGCCGAGAGAGCGGCCAAGCAATGGCGATGGGTTTGCCGGCCTGATGGCGGCCAGACGACCGAAGAGAGTGATGCCGTGGTCGTTACGGTCGCCGATAACGCAGGCGTTCAGTCATGAGCAATATCAATAGGCCGGCCACATTGGATGAGATAAAGGATGCGATCGGTAAAAGCAAAAGCACGATTTCGCGCATGGCAAAAGCGGGCGACTGGAAATATACGGAAAAGCCAGCAGCAGGCAATCATATAAAGGAGTACGCCCTGGCCGATTTACCCAGTGACGTCCGCCTGGCGGTCATGAACCAGCGACTGGACGCCAGATCCGGCGCGGCAGCCGAACCGGAAGTCGCGCCGCCCGAGGCGATCAGCGCCGAACCACAGGCCCCGGCCATCGTGACGACCGCCCGCAGAGACCTGACGCTGCCCGGCAGCGAGCTGCCGCCGCTGTCGTCGGCACAGTTAACGATCCATCGCGCGATCAGCAATATCGTCGATTTCGTAAACGGCAGCGGCTTGTCAACGGCCAAGGCGTTAACCTTCCTGAATCAGGAATACGACGCCGACCGTCTGGCTCCCACCCTGCGCTGGTCGTATGAGCACGCCTGGGAAAAGCGCCGCAGCAGCAACCGGCTGAACCGCAACACCTATATGAAATGGCGGGGCAACTTCAAAAAGCGCGGCCATTACGCGCCGATGAAGCGCGAGAAGGACCTCTCGATCAAGGCATGGCATACGCTGGCCGTGGCCTTGATGCAACGGCCCCAAGGACCGGACCGCACCTGGGTGCATGCGCAGCTTGAGGCACAGCTGGGCGCCGATGCACCGGGCTATGACGCCATGTGCGCCTGGTTTCGTGACAAGTTCAGCCAGAAGGACCTGTTAAACGGCCGCTATTCCGGCTCGCAGCTGCGGGCGCACCGGTTCTATCAGCATCGGACCGCCGAAGGCCTGGCGCCGGCTTCATTGGTGCACGCCGACGGCTGGAACACGCACTTTTCGGCGCCGCATCCGGTGACCGGGGAGTTCGTGACCTATGAAGTCTGGCATTTTCGCGACATCGCCACGCGCTACGTCACGACCCCCGGCATCAGCCTGACGGAAAACGCCACGGTCATCGCCAAGGGCCTGGAAAACTTTGTGCGCGAGCTGGGGGTTCCGGCCCGGCTGCAAACGGACAGCACCAAGGTGGTCAGGGGTTCCGACCGGTTCACCAAGGCGCTGCACTCACTGGAAGAGCGGCTCGGTTTTACCTGGACGCATCCGGCGGAGGTCGGCAACAGCCAGGCGAACGGCACCCCGGAAAACTTCAATACCAGCTATCTGGACAAGCGCTCGCGCGAGCTGGCGACGTACCAGAATAAAAAACGCATGGACGACCTGACCTTCAAGCGGGTCAAGAAACTGACCGCGCAGATGGTCAAGGCAGCCAACAGCGGCGATCTGGCCTTGCGGGAAAAGAAAAAGCGCGAGATTGAAGCCATGGGCAAAGGCCATGTCTTTGCGAGTTTCGACGAGGCCTGCGCCTGGATCGTGCAGATCTGCCATGAGTACAACGACCGGCCGCACCGCTCGCTGAAAAAAATATTCGACAGCGAAACCGGCAAAAGACGGCACCAGACGCCACGCGAGGCCCTGAACGCGTTCATCGCGGACGGCTGGGAGCCGGTGGCGCTGGACGATCAGGAGATGATCGACGCGTTCAGGCCGCATGTTGTTGTGAAAGTCACGCGCGAGACGGTGACGCCCTGGGGCGGCATGCGCTACCGCAACCCGGACATTCTGAGCCACTGGAACGGCAAGCAGGTCATTGTCGCTTATGACATCGCCGATTACCGGCAGGTCTGGGTCAAGGATATGAAGGGCGCGCCGATCTGCGTGGCCGAGTTTGTCGAGGCGACCCGCTACATGGCGGTAACGGCCCAGCAGGCAGACGAGGAAAAACGGGCCAAGGCCGCCTTGCAGCGACTGGAGAAGAAACGCCAGACGATCGTCGCGCGCACGCCGGGCGAGGTCATTGAGCATGAACCGCTGAAACGCGTGGAATTTACGCCGGCCGAGACCGCCGAGCCGTTAAAGCGGGTCGTGATCGATGCGGAATTTAACAGAGAAGAACCCGACGAGCCGAAAAGCTTCGTCGACACCATCAACTTTTTATATGGGGAGAAGACCGGAGAAAGCTAACCGGCGGCCTTGTGGGGACCGCCAATTAACCGCCCAGATGATGGGCACTCAAAAACAATAAGTGAAGGAATATATCAATGAAATTGCAATACGTCAAAACTTCCAATCATGATCGCGGCCTGGCTTCCATTATGGCGGTCGAGAACGGGGCGGCCCGCGAGGCCAAGATCATTCTGCTGGCCGGGGAGCCAGGCACCGGCAAAAGCCGCTTCGTCGATCACTTCGGCAGCGAGCGCAACGCCATCCATATCGAGGGCCTGCCGGGCATGAGCGTGGCGTACCTGCGTGAGCTGATCGCGTATGAATTGGGCTGCGCGGGCGGTTCGCGCTTTGCCCAGCAAAAGGCCATCCAGGAACTGTTCGTGCAGCGTCGCCAGACCATCATCCTGGACGAGGCGCAGCACGGCCTGGACAAAAAAGCCGAGTGCATCGAGTACCTGCGGCGCATCTGCGAACAGGCCGGCAGCCTGATGATTCTGGTCTGCCATACGTCCGAGCGGCACCGCTTTGGCGAGCACCGCCTGGCGCACATCGCGACCCGCATCAGCGCCCTGGTGGAGTTTACGCCGGCGACGCTGAACGACTGCAAGCTGTACCTGAATCAACTGTGCGAGGTGGGCATTGATGACGGCATCGCCGAACTGGCCTTGCAGCAGTCGCGCGGCCGTTACCGGCTCCTGACGTCCGCCTGCGCGACGCTGGAGGCGCTGGCCGACCGACTGGGCAAAGACGCGCTGACGATTGCCGACGTGAAGGGATACATGCTGTGCGAAGACGCCATGAAGGCCTTGCGTAAGGGGGGCAATGTTTGATGAAAGCCGGCCAGATCGCACCACGCACCAGGACCCAAGGGCTGCGCGCCCGAGCGTGGTGGATGCTCCGAAAGAACCGGTCAGCCACTTTGCAGGAATTGTTGCTGACCTTGAATGACGGCAAATACAAACGCCCAGACAGTAATTTAATCAAATACTTAAGACGTTTATCACATGCCGGCATATTGGAACGCGAGCGGATTGACGACGGCAAGCTGACAAGCAACGGCGTTTACCGCTACACGCTGGTGAACGATCTGGGGCCTAAGGCTCCGGTCATTCGCAAGCAAGCGATCTACGACCCAAACGCAGAGGAAGAGTTATGAACGAACAGGATTTACTGGCCTTGATGAAGGCCAAGCGAGACGAAATAGGCACCAAGGCCCTGGCCGTGGCGCTGGGCGTATCCGAGCCGACGGTCCGCTCGGTCTGTACCGGCAATTATCCCGGCGAACCCGGCAATGTGTTAGACAAATTCGCCCGCGTGTTCGTCGATGTCGTGTCCTGCCCGCACGTGGGCCGGACGATCGAGCGCGGCGAATGCGAAACCCGCTCCAGAGGCCCCAAGCCCTTCGGCGGCGCCAGCAAACTGGCCTGGTGGGAGGCTTGCCAGCGGTGCCCGCACAAATGAAAAAGCCAATCAAACTAATGAAGACCAACCCGAGGGGGGTAAATACGATGATGAAAGACTATTTGATGCGCATCTCGACCGACGATGCCGACGTGTCCATTGAGCCTAGAAACGACATTGATACCATTTTGTTGAGCATTGAGAGCGAGCACAGCCGGGAGACTATCGCGCTGGACGCGCACCAGGCCGAAAAACTGGCCGCCCTGCTGAACATTGCTGCCGGCATCGCCGAAGGGCGGAAATCATGAGCGTGCAATACGACCAAAACCAGCCGGGCTTTGTTGAAATGCGCTCTTTGGAGCGCCTCCCGGCCCCTGGCGGCAACTCCGCGTATTTAATGACGGTCGTCGTCCGGCCCGACACCCAGATCACGCTGAATTTCGGCCCCGAAACCGATGACGAGGAGGATGCATGAACACGTTTTTAAACAACCTGACGGCGCGCATCCGGCGCGCCACCCCGGCACTACAAGTGGGAGCGAATCCAATGACACAACCAGATAGCACTCAATTGGCGGAACTCGCCGAACACGTCAGCAAACTGGCCTGCCAAGGCTTTGAAGTGGTCGACATGGACATCAGCGGCGACGCGCCAACCTTTACCGTTCGGCCCATGCCGCGCGAACTGCCCAGCCTGGCCGGCTATAGCGTACAGGAGTTTTAACGATGATCAGACCGCATAACGAACTGCTGAAACACGCCGGCCGCCGCGCCAGCCTGGACCTGTTCCTGGATCGCTGCACGGGGATTTTTGAAACCCTGCAAGACAAACGCCGCTGGAAAACCCGCCGCCGCACGGCTCGCGACCTGTTCAACAAGGGGGTTTTATGATGCCTCATGAACAGAACCCCGGCCAAGTCGCCCAGGTGGCCGAAAAACTGATCGCCCTGGGCTTTACCATCGTGACCGCGCGCTTCGGCGACGCGCCCTGCATCACGGTACTGGCCACGCAGGCCACCCGGCAGCTGACATCGTGCTACAAGGGCCAGGGCTTTGACGGCCGCAGCCATTACCGGACGTATGGCACGGTCATCGACGGCGTTCAGGTCGAGTGGCACCGGCCGCAGGTGGCGCCGGCCATGAAACCGAGCCGCTGGCAGTCGCGCCGGCCCTGGCGCACGCTGAGCCGTAAAGCGCTGCACTAACACCCACCCGCCCATGCCGGCCGACGGCATGGGCACCTTGACGCATTTGATTTAGGTAACACCATGAGTACAAAACAACTGAACACGCCCTTCCCTCCCGGCTACCGCGCCGATTCTTACGGCCGCCTGGTGCCGGTCTCCGCCATTCAGCCGCTGGATCTGCTGCGAGACGACACCGTCGCGACGATCATCGACAAGGCCCGCAGCGTCCAGGCGCAGATGAAAAACTTCAAACGCCAGGCCATGGACGATATCGCCGCATTTCTGGCGATCGCGGCCGAGCAGTACCAGACTACGCTGGGCGGCAAGAAAGGCAACCTGTCGCTGGTCAGCTACGACGGAAAATATAAAGTGATTGTGGCCGTCAGCGATTCGCTGAACTTCGACGAACGCCTGCACATCGCGAAGCAATTGATCGACGAGTGTATCCACGAATGGACCGCCGACAGCAACGCCAATATCAAGGCGCTGGTCGAGCATGCTTTCCAGACCGACAAGCAGGGCAACATCAACACCGCGCGCATTTTCGGCCTGATGCGCCTGAAGATCGAGGACGCAAAATGGCGGCAGGCCATGGAAGCCTTGAAGGACAGCATCCAGATCACGGCAACCAGCCAGTATCTGCGCCTGTACGAGCGCGTCGGCGAGTCTGACAAATATCAGCAAATCGCCATGGATATCGCGGGGTTATAGTCATGAGATTAACCCAACATCAAAAAGCGCTCTTAAGCGATCTTGAGGATGTCTTTCCAACTGGTCGAGTCCCGGTGGGTAATGTTTTTTTTGCTGATCATTCATTACGCACCGCCAGATCCTTGGAAAGAAAAGGCTGGCTGACGCTGGAAGAAGACGCCGGCGGCGTTTACGCCACCTTCAGTTCCGATAATTATGCCGATTGGCTTGAGTTTAAGCATCCAGAAACCGAAGAGGATTGATCCTATGTCAACAAACACACAGAACCGAGAGCTGTTGCTGGACCGTATCGTCGATTTAAAAACGCCGCTCTTTGAAACCGTCACCCGGCAACAGATCGCCGAAATGGCCTGCGTACCGAAGTACAAAGTTATGATGGCCGCGACCCTTGTCCGGCTGAAATTTCCGCAGCCGGTCGGCAAACAGAGTCGGGAGCTCTTATATGACCGCACCGCCGTCGAGGACTGGCTGGCTAAAAACGATCTGAAAAAGATGCCCATCTATTCCCAGCGCTATTCATCCTCGCATGACCGGCGCCAGACCCGCCTGATCGGCCACCCGCATCTGGATCAGGAACTGGCCCTGGCGTTCATCCGTGGCGCCTATGCGCCGTTAGCCATCAGAAAGCAGCACTGGCGCCGGTGCCGCCGGGCGCAGCGCAACCAGGCCGCAACCCAGTGCGTGCATGTGAAAGAGGCGCCGTGCGAGCGCGAAGCGCCGCGCCGGGATCTGGACGTGCACTCGGGGCCGGAGCGCCCGTCACTGGCCTCGCTGTCCGGCAGCGGTCGGCAGTTTTACTAAACCCTCCCCGCACGGGCGGCCCGATCGCGGCCGCCTGGCGTCAATCAAAAAAGCGAGCAGTACAATGGCTATCATCAGAAACAGAGACTATAAAAACCCCAAACACGACGCCCGCCGCCGGGCCGCCGTGGGCAAAATCCATATCGGCAAGCAGCAGCTGGGCATGGATGACGACACCTATCGCGCCATGCTGCTGACCATCGGCGGCGTTAAATCGGCCAAGGATTTAACACCGGAAGGCATCAGTAAAGTTGTTGCACACCTGGAGCGCGCCGGCGCCCGCTTTACCAGCCCCAAACGCGCCGGGCGACGGCCGCATTCGATCGGCAGCGGCACGGAGCGCGCCGGCCAGCTGCGCAAGATCGAGGCGCTGCTGGCCGATGCCGGGCGGCCGTATGAGTACGCCGGCGCCATGGCCCGGCACATGTATAAAAAGGATCGGCTGGAGTTCTGCGACGGGCGGGAGTTGGCCGGGATTATTGCGGCGTTGATGAAGAATGCCGAGCGTGAAGGGCGGGAGGCGAGATGATAATGAGACCTGAAACAGAAGCCGCTTTAAATGGCATATTTAATCAAGCATTAACTAAAGAAGACATGGCAGAGCACCTGACATTAATAACCACTATGGTGATTTTGGCATTGCGGCAGATAAGTGGCGATGAGTTCATGTTGGGGTTTTTGCAAGCTGCCAGCGACGATGTCACTAATGGCGTCGAGTATGACGTGAAACCTTTGAACGGTTCCAGGAGGGCGCACTGATGGCAACCATATCAAAACCAACCAAAGAGCAATGGGACGATGTCAAATTGAATCTGAGATTGCCCTATAGCAATGTTTACTTCTTAATCGACGGCTATAAAGTCGCCGCATCCGTCCAGCAACATAAGATGCGCCTGGTTATCACCGTCTATGTCAATGGATACATACGCGGCAATGATTTATGGCATGGCCAGGAAAACGAAATAGACCAGATGCCCGAGATCGCCCGGCGGTTTTATGCGCTCAGACGCAAAGCCATGTATTCCGCCAAGCAAGTCAGAGCCGACGAACGCATTTTCGGCAAACGGGACTGCAAGAAACGTGGCATTTATGATAAATATCTGTTTGTCTCGCCCCATTTCAGCACGGCCGGCGCCTTTATCGCCCATATTAAAAAGCATAATCAATCGATAGAAATCATTGATTACGAAGCTTATAAAAAAGCCATGGAACCGCTGCAACGAGACGCCGCGCCGGAGGTCGCCAGCGTATGAAGCACACAATAATCTCACCAAAAGAACCAGCCGGAACCGGCTGGGTAAAGATGCCGCCTATTCCACAGTGGATAACAATGGGATTCGATGGTGTAGCGTTCCAACATATTGAATCTGGGCTTTGTGCGATATCGGCTGTTGAAGTTGCGCAAGCCGAGCCAGGAGCCGAACATATTGGCCCCGAATACCATATCAGCATCAGTAAGCGTGGCCAGCGATGCACGATGCAAGAGGCTAAATGGGTATTAAAACAGTTCAATTTAGAAGACGCAGAGGAAGATAATCACGTGCCTGACGGTAAAGTCAGGAACTTCTGGAGGCCTGTTGCCGATCGCTTATCGGGCTATCAATGCCCGTGCAAAGATAGCGAACCCGCCATAAGAGAAGATGGGGGCGATTATGTATGGCGAGGGATTCCAAAATGAGCAAGAAACGTTTCATCCAGGCCGTGATCGTCCGCAGCTTGCCGGAACCGCCCAAACTGCCCGATGCGATACGCTACGCCGAGGATCTGTGGGATGCCCTGACCCGGCACGGTTATGGCCAGCCGGTTGAGAGCAAGCCGCAGGCCGGCAAGGACTGGTACCGGGAATTGAGCGACAGGCAGCGCAAGTGGTTCTCTGCATTCTGGCTCGCCTTCGGCTACAAACAGGGCCGCAATGAGGCCGCGATGCGCTGGCACCAGCTCGGCGATCTGACCGATGAGCAATACCAGCAGATCGTCGATGCGGCCAGGAAGGAAGCCGGCAAACAGCTGGCACCCGGCCAGGTGCGCAAGATGGCCCAGGGCTGGCTGTTTGAAAAACGCTTTCTGGATTATGCGCCGGATGAGCGCGTTAAACAGGGCGAGAAGAACCACGTTTTAACACGCCTGATGGGCGAACTGAACGGCATCAGGCAACTCCACGCGGCCAGCGGCGACGAGGCGCTGCTGGAGCAGATCAATAAACTAGAAGGCCAGATCAGGCAGGAGCGGCAGGCAGGCCGTGGGAGCGACGCCCACGTCGCGATCTAGGGATCGCTCCCACGCTTGATAGGCCGTTTATAAAAAACGTTAACAAAGCCCCGCCAGTCGGGGCTTTTTTGTGCCAATATATCGCACTGAATCAATTGTTCATCTATAATCAATTTTTATTAACATTCCATTAACGGCATTTTTATCAGATGAAACCTGCTCAATTCCAAGTGGTGTATGATGGCCCCGCGCTGGAACACCACGAAATGAACGTCAACGACTTGGCACCCGCCTTGTTGGCCATTGGCGTTTTGATGGAAGAAGTGGGCAACGCCTTGCACGGCGATAAGTTCAAGATCGGTGTCAGCGTTAAAGGTTCGTTTAAAACCGGCTGCTTTGGTGTAGAGATGGTGGCATCGGCTAAGAGCCTGATTCTAGACGCCATTGACATCTTTAATCACGGAAATACATCAGCAGTGCTCAATGCTGCCGCTATCGTCGGCTTGATTAAATGCTCGTCGGATTCATTGATCGGCATTTTGCGCTGGCTTAAAAACCGCAAAATCACCCATACCGAAGTGATTGATGATGGCCGAGTGCGTGTATTTATCGATGAAGACCATTACGATACCGAGCAAATCACGCTGAAGCTGCTGCAAAACTATAAAATACGCAAAGCTTTTGAAGATATGCTGGCTAAGCCGCTCTTCAAAGAAGGTATTGAATCGGTCGCAATCATCGATCCAACAGAACCTGAAAATCCTATTGTATTTATCGAAAAAGCAGAGGCAGGGTTCTTTGTCGCGCCCGAGATCGGCGAAGAAGAAATCAATGATCAAACCACTACGGTAAATTTGCAGATTGCCAGCGCGGCTTTTATTGATGGCAATAAATGGCGATTCTCGGATGGTTCACAATCATTCTATGCGGAAATTCTAGACGAGGGTTTTTTACGACGGATCAATAACAATGAAGAAGCTTTTGCGAAAAATGACATTTTGAAAGTCAAAATGCGAATCAGGCAATGGCTGACCGCTAAAGGCATGCGCGCGGAATATTCGGTTATTGAGGTTATCGAACATCGCAGTTCTCTCAAACAAATCGACTTATTCAGACATTAGCCGCCGTCTAACTTAAATATCAAGACAGACCATGTCTTCAGAAACCCGCCCCAGCGGGTTTTTTAATGCCCATAACAAACTCCTAGTTTATAATACAAGCCGCTATAAACTCATACGCTAGCTCAGGAGACCGTCATGACTGCATCCCTTGATCACTTCCCCGACCATTATCCGGAAATCCTGGCCGACCTGAAAGCCATCGTCGCCGACAGCCTGACCGCCGCCGGCATCGATCCAGCGCAATCCAGCCAGTGCGCGCACCAGGCCGCCGAAAAGATCAGGAAGAGCTGGGGCGGCCAAATGGTCTACATCGCCAAAGGCAAGGATTACGAACTGTCCCAGCGCGACCTGGAAATCTGGGAGAAGTTTACCGGCCGCAATCACGGCCAGCTGTGCCGGGAATACGGCATCAGCCTGCAATGGCTGTACAAGATCATCAATCACCAGCGCTCTGAAGACATCAAGCGCCGGCAGAATGACCTGTTTGCGTGATTGTGTTAACAAGGTACGCAGTGCGTACCCTACAGAACTGGTGCCTCGACGGTACAACAACGCGGAGTGTCAAAGAGCACGGCAATGGCTGCCGAAAATCAGAGACATTCTGAAGCGCCAGAAAGGCGCGGCAATAAATGGGTAGGTTGTAGATGCATAACTAACCCGCTTTAATTTCACCCCCGCCCCGCGCCGCCTACACTGGCGGCATGAATACAAACAATCCGACCACCGTTACCGCCGCCTGCGCTGACCTGATCAAGGCTTCCGAAAGCCTGAAATTGGTCGCGTATCTGTGCCCATCCAACCGCCTGACCATCGGCTACGGCCATGTGCTGATGCCGGCCTGGGATGCCAAACTGTTCCGTAATGTCTCGACCGAAGCGCTGGCCCGCATCGTCAGCGAATGCCAGCGCACCCGGATCGTCAGCCGCGAGTACAGATCCCGCCTGCGCATCGCTGAAGACCAGGCCGACCACCTGCTGTTCCGCGACGTGGCACAGACCGCCCTGTTCCTGCGCTCCGTGACGCCGGTCGCGCTCAGTCAACATCAGTTTGATGCGCTGGTCTCGTTTATTTTCAACGTCGGCCAGGGCAACTATGCGACGTCCACGCTGCGTAAAAAACTGCACGCCGGCGACTATACCGGCGCCGCCGCCGAATTCGATCGCTGGATCTACGGCACCGTAAACGGCAAAAAACAGAAGCTGAACGGCTTAATCACCCGCCGCGCCACCGAGCGCGCCTTGTTTGAAGGAAATTCCCAATGACCACCGACATAAACGAACTACTGGCAATGCATAGCGAGCTGGCCGAACAATTGCATTATGCGCACGACAGGATCGGCGTTTATTCCGCGCTCGCGGATAAAATCCGCGCCGAAGGCCGCGCCGTGCAGTTCCAGTTGCTGCTGCACATGCCGTGCCGGCAGTTCTTCAAACTCTTCAACATCAACCGAGAGGCGGCCTTATGAGCTGGGTGACGAAAACGGCCGGCTGGATGGCCATTTTACTAGGCGTGGGCGGTTTTGCCCTGGGCCTGTTCGACGCGGATGCCGCCGCCATGATCGTGACCAACGGCATGGGCTACATCGGCATTGACCGCAAATTTAAACGCGCGGGGCTGAATGGCCAGGGCGGTCAGTCATGATCGGATTTCGCGGATATGGATGGATGGCCATGGCCGCCTTGGTCAGCGTGCCGGTTATTTATGCGGGGTCGGTCCCCGCCGTAGGCCGATACCGATCAAAACGCCGCCGCAGCCGTTTCGAGATCAGGGGGCGCTAATGTTCGCGACCCTCGTTTTATACCTGGCCCCGGCCCTGGCCGCGCTGATCGCGATCGTCGCATTTCTGATCAACCGCCGCCAGGCCCGGCGCCTGGCGAAAGTCAACGGCGCTTTGCAGGCCGCCGCCGCTGCCGCCCACCGAAACATCAAACGGCGCCAGATGCTGGACGCCGATCTGGAACACCTTCAAGAACAACACCGCAAGGAGACGCTCGATGCTCAAACGCCTGACGCTGACCGCGCTGATTTTGACAATGACTGGCTGCCTGAGCCCCGCCCCGGCGCCGGCCCTGGTTCCGACTCCGCTGCCCCTGCCCGCGCGCCCGGTGCTGCCGGCGGTCACGGGCGTTGAGCTGGCTTGCCTGAGTGACGACGTTTACCGGCGCCTGGCCGAGCGCCAGCGCCGGATGCGCCACTATACCGAAATCCTGGAACTGATCATTCAATCGACAAGGACGCCATGAAAGAATTGGAAACGCTGCTCAACCCGCTCGAGCACATGAACGACGACGAACAAATCGATCATGCCGCGCAATTTCATCACGACCTGGCCCTGCTCCAGCACCGCCAGCAAACGGCCATCGCCCCCGACGCCGTCTCGGCCGAATGGTGCGAAGCCTGCGGCAACGAGATACCGGAACTGAGACGACGGACCGTGCCGGGCGTGACGCTGTGCATAGACTGCAAGCGCGAACAAGAACAACAAGAACGGATGTACCGATGAGCGTGAATTTCGATTTCAATTTCTGGACCATGCTGCTGTTCATCATGAATTTCAGCCTGGCGCTGTTCGTTTCGATCAGCAACCGCAGCAAGGCCGCTAACGACGAGCTGAAGACTATGAAAAACGATCTGCAAACCGACATCAAGCAATCAAAAGATTCGATCACCCGGCGCATCGAGCAGCATAGCGAGCGGCTGTCGCGCATCGAATCCGACATCGAGAACGCCATCGGCGTCGAGGACATGAAAGCGATCCACCGCCGCGTTGACGAAGTGCTGGCTAACTCAAAAATGATGGAAGGCCAGCTGTCCGTGATTGCCGATAATTTAAAAGACATCCACAACATCATGCTGTCGGGAGGACTGCACCATGGCCGATAACCGCGCCGATCTACGCCTGCTCATTCTGCAATTGCTGCGCAACCAGCCCGGCTACATGGCCCACCAGGAAGTCCTGGTCGGCCAGCTGCGCGAGCGCGGCCACGCCATCAACCGTGACCAGCTGCACATCGAACTGTCCTGGCTGGATCAGGTTGCCGACGCGATCGTCGATAAAGTCTCCGGCGGCGTGCACATCGCGACGCTGACCGGCGACGGCCTCGATGTCGTGGACGGCGTGCGCGAGATTCCCGGCATCCGCCGGCCGCGCCCGGACGAGATCAACTGATGGCTCGCCGCTCACGGATCAAGACCGAAGTCCCGAGCGCGATCCAGGACGAATTTAACGCGCGCCTGGTGGCGGGCGGCTTCGCCGATTACGAGGGCCTGACCGCCTGGCTGAACGAACGCCTGGCCGAGGAAGGCTTGTCCGTGCGCATCAGCAAGACCTCGGCGTTCCGTTATGGCGCCGAGTTCCAGGAACAGTTCGAGCGCGACATGGCCGAACAGCGCCAGCTGTATCAGATCGCCAAAACCTCGCTGGCCGACAACCAGGATACGGAAGGCGTGGTGCGCGAGGCGACCATCAGAACCATGCAGACCCGGCTGCTGCGGTTGTCGATCGCGCTGCGCGATGCCGAGGAAGCCGGCGACGATCCGCATTTGCTGGCCAAGACCAGCAGCCAGATCGCCAAGGCTATCGCCGATCTGGGCCGCACCGACATTATGTCGCAGAAATACAAGGCCGAGATCCTGAAAGAAGAACGGGCAAAACAAATAGCAGCCGCCAAGGCGGCTGAGCCGATCGCCAAAAAAGCCGGACTGTCTGAGGACGATTGGGCAGCGATCCGGGCCAAATTTCTGGGCGTCGAGGTCGCATAATGAGCGAGGCCGCCGCCACCGTCGAGCCGGTCGACTTATCGGCCGGCGAGAAAAAAGACCTGCTCGGCCTGGTTGAAGAGCATCAAGCCCTGCGTGCGACGCGCAAAATCCCGGCCGATGAAATCCCCGGAATTCTGTTGCCTTACCAGGTCCGCTGGCATCTGGATCGATCCAATGTGCGCATCGCCGAAAAGTCGCGCCGAATTGGCTGGTCGTGGGGCTGTATTGCGGCCGAGGGCGCCCTGGAGGCGGCCGCCGACAAGGGTATGAATCAGTATTATATGGGCTACAACATGGGCATGGCCGCCGAGAATATCGGCGACGCCCTGACGTTCGCCCAGGCGTATGGCATGGCCTGCTCGGAGATCGACATCAGCCGCGAGCGCGAAGTCCTGGGCGATCGTAAGCAAGACATTACCCGGTTTCGTCTGACGTTCGCGAGCGGGCATATTTACGAGGCGCTGTCTTCGTCACCGTGGAACTGGCGGGGCCGTCAAGGTCACGCGCTGATAGACGAGGCCGCATTCCACCGCGATCTGCAAGAAGTTATCAAGGGCGCCCTGGCGTTTTTGATGTGGGGCGGCCGCGTCGACATCATCAGCACCCACAACAGCGAGGAAAACTATTTTTTCCAGCTGGTCCGCGATGTCAAGGCCGGCCGCCTGCCGTGGTCGCTGCATCATATCGACTTTGACCAGGCTATCCGTGAAGGATTTTATAAACGCATTTGCCTGGTCACGGGCAAAGACTGGAGCCCCGAGGCCGAGCAGGAATGGCGCGATAAACAATATGACAGTTATCCAAGCATCGAGGATGCCGAGGAAGAGCTGGGCTGTATCGCGAAAAAAGGCTCGGGCGCTTATTTCCCGCGCATGCTGCTGGAGCAGTGCCAGATTCCCGACGTGCCGGTCATTAGATGGAGCAAACCGGCCACGTTCGTGACCGACCCGAATCGATTAAAGGAAACCGAGGACTGGATCAAGGACAATCTAGCCCCCGTGATCGATGCCATGCCGGGCCTGCGTACCGTCTACGGCCAGGACTTTGGCCGAAACGCCGACAGCTCGCCGACCTGGATCATGCAGGAATACGAGCCCGCGCGCTGGCGCATGGCTTTCTCCCTCGAATTGTGGCGCATGCCTTTCGATGTCCAGGCGATGATCCGCGACTATATCCTGGACAATGTGCCGTTATTGCATCATGCCAGCTTTGACGCGCGCGGCAACGGCCAGAGTCATGCCGAGGGGGCCCTGCAAAAGGAAAATCTCGGCCCCGAGATGGTCTCGTGCGTCATGGCCTCCAGCAGCTTTTATGCCGAGTATTTCCCGAAGTATCGGCAAGTTTATGAGGACCGCAGTTTCTTGATCGCCGACTGCGAAGACTTTATCGCCGACCATCGGCACATTATCCGCGTTAAGGGCAAACCGACCATGGACGACAAGCGCGACAAAGGCAGCAACGGCGAAATGCGGCATGGCGACAGCGCCTCCGCCGGCTTAATGGCCTATCACGCCACGCAGCAAGACGGGCCGAGACGCGGCGACACCTACACCCCCATGAGGCTGAAATGGCTATAGACAGAACCTCCGACCAATTCCTGCTCGACGCGTACAGCGGCCAGGGCGGCTTTGCCACCGGCGAGTATTTGATCCGGCATCCGCGCGAACTCGACGACAAATTCACGCGCCGCCAGGAGCTGGCCGTCTACCCCAATTTCTGCCGCAAAATCACCGACGTATTCATGGGATTCCTGTGGAAACAGGCCCCGAGCCGCGAGGTGGATGATCTGTACACGCAATTTTCGGCCAATGCCGACGGCGCGGGCAGCAAGCTGGATACGCTGCTGTTTTGCTACCAGCGCCTGGCCATGATCCTTGGCAGCGTTTACATCATCGTCGACAAGCCACAGCAGCAGGGCAGCACCCGTGCCGATCAGGCCCTGCCCTATCTGGCCCTACGCATGCCGGCGCAATTGGTCGCCGAAACCAAAGACGCGGCCGGCACCTGGCAATCGGTCACCTTTTCCGAAACCCTGGGCGGCAAGCCGGTATTTCGGACCTATACCCAGACCGGCTGGAAACTGAGCCGAGATATCGAGGGCGCCGACCTCATCGACCAGGATGGCTACGCGCTGGGCCGCGTGCCCGTGGTACGCCTGCACATTGCCAAGCCGCTCAATCCGGCCAGCAGCCGCAGTGATTCCTGGTTTTACGATCTGGCCGGTTTAAACTGGGATTTGTACAACACCCGCTCTGAACTGCGCGAACTGTTCCGCGCGCAAACCTTTGCCATTCTGGCGCTGCCGGTGGCCGACGACAAAGAGCGCGAGCGGCTGAAGGACATGACCATCAGCACCGAGAATGCCTTAACCTACAACCCGACCGGCGGCGGCCAGCCCGGCTTTATCGCCCCGCCCGCCGACCCGGTCGAACTGTATATGAAGCAGATCGCCGACACCACTACCGACATTTACCGGGTCGCAAACCTGGAATTTGTCAGCGGCGCCGTGGCGCAATCGGCCGAATCACGGGCTTTCCATTTCCAGGAAGCAAACAGCAGCCTGCGCGGCATGGCGGAAATGGGCGAGCTGGCCGAGAACGAAATAGCGGACCTGGTGTATCTGTGGCAGGGGCAAACCTTTAACGGCAATATCGCCTATGCCAGCGAGTTCAACATGGCCGATCTGCAGCAGGCTATCGCCACCGCGCTGGACTCCGTCAGCTTGCGCATGGGCTCTGAATTCGACCGGGCGCTGAAAAAACGCCTGGCCAAGCAGATCCTGGGCAACGATACGGCGCCGAGCACGATGGCGGCGATCGATGACGAGATTGATGCCATGGGGGATGCTTATGGCGACCGGATTAAAAAGCAGGCGGGAATATGAAATGCAAATTATGGTGAATTATGAAATATGAAATCGGACAAGATGTTTTTATATGCGTTAATCCTTTACATATGGATGTTATTGAAAATAGCCCAATAGTTGACGGCAAAATAGAACGAATTAGAAAAACAATATTAATAACAGAGGAAGGCGAATCAGAAAAAATCGAATATAACTTCGAGGCTTTGTGTTTTGAAAGATGGATGCAGGAAGATGAAATTTTCAAAACATACGATGACGCTGCTAAGTACGCAAAAATTATAATCCCAAACATCCTAAAGAAGCGATTGGCAGTTAATTCAAAAATTGAACAGGCACTAAGTGAAGTATAACGCGGAGCTAGCCGGGCAAACGGTTGACTTACCGGAGATTGAATGACCGTCATCGACCTAACCCAGGCTCGCAAAGACCGCACCCCGCACAGCACGGGCGATGCTCGTTGCCTGCAATGCGGCCATGAATGGCTGGCGACCGCGCCGGTCGGTGAAGTCTGGCTGGAATGCCCGGCATGCAAGATTGAGCGCGGCGCGTTTATCGGGCCGTCCTATCCGAATGACGGCCAGGTCTGGCAGTGTAATTGCGGCAACCAGTTGTTTTTGCTTACGCCTGACGGGCCGCTGTGCCCGCAATGCGGCGTCTATTCAGAGCCTGATTGATGGCTGATTACCCCGATCTCTATTAAATAATTGACAAGGACACCATGAGCAATGACGATTTTGACAGACAGACAGACAGACAGACAGACAGACAACCATTGTCATGCTTGCGGCCAATACATAGCGCAAGCCGTAAATCGGCTTAATGGACCCGACGGGCGCTTTGTGCTGTATAACAACGATTTCCGCGATATCGCGGCCGATATTCAGCCTGGCGGCGTGGATGCCGTGATTGCTGATCCGCCCTACGGCTCGGGCGGCTTTACCGTGAAGGACATGCTGAAATCGTCGAAAACCAAATACGTAAGCTCTGATGCCAGTTATCAAAAAACCCTGCCGGACATCGACGGCGAATCGCTGCACCCGATGGCCTGGCGGCAGTTGATGACCGATGCGTGCAATCTGGCTAAAAAAGTATTGACCGACGGCGGCGTGCTGGTGCTGTTCATCGACTGGCGCAATATGGCGGCATTGCAAGCCGTGATGCACGAAACCGGCTTTACCGTGCGCGGCACGGCCGTCTGGGACAAAGGCCGGGCGACAAGGCCCATGAAGAACGGCTTCCGCAACCAGGCCGAGTATTTGCTGTGGGGCACCAAGGGCAAGACGGCCAGCCGGGAACAGCCGGTCTATTTGCCTGGCGTGCTGAAGCACACGACGATGACTAATAAGAAAATTCACATCACCCAAAAGCCCGACTCACTGATGGACGAGATCATCGCGATCTGCCCGGATGGCGGTACCGTGCTGGATATGTTCATGGGTTCCGGCAGTACCGGTGTCGCGGCGTTAAAGAGCGGCCGGCGCTTTATCGGCTGTGAATCGGTGCCGGCCTATTTCGACACGGCCCGCCAGCGCTGCAATAACGCTCTGAATGACTGACTACCCCGACCTCTACCGCCGCCTGGCGCGGGAAATCCTCGCCCACGAAGGCCGCATCGACGGCGACGCCCGGCAGTTTGTCGCGCGTCTGGTCGATCAACTGCGCGCCGAGGGCCGGCGGATCACGCCGGCCGTGCAGGCGGAACTGGCCGATTATTTAACGGCCATGCAAGCCGGCATTCAGACCGGCATCGTCAATGCCGTGTCGCTCGCGGCCACCGCCGGCCCGCGCAGCCTGCAATCGGCCGCCGTCGCCCGGCTTGCCGAGCAAGCGTTCAACGAGCGCTGGCCCGACGGCCTGACGCTATCGGACCGGCTCTGGCATTGGCAGGAATCGGTCCGGACCGGCCTGACTCAAATCCTGACTGACAGCATCCGGCACGGCGAAAGCGTCAATAAGATACTTTATAAGATGCAGCGGGCGATCGAGCGCGCGCCGGGCGGCCGGCCCTTTCAAATCGTCGAGACCTACGCCGACGACTGGGTGAAAGAGCTGTATGAGTCGGCGGTAGCCATGATCCACGATCCCGACGCCCGCGAGCTCTGGAAAGCCGCCATCGGCGAGGCCGAGGAACGCATCCTGTCGCTGAAGCCGACCGGCACCCGCTCGGCGGCCGAGCGCGTGCTGAGCCAGATTCAAACAGCGGTCTCGAAAGGCGCCGACGATCTGGCCGACCGGGCCGTTAAATGGTGGCTGTACGACAAGCAGCTTTATCACCTCAAACGCATCGCCCGCACGGAAATGGCGACGGCCATGCACCGGGCCGTCATCGCCGGCACCGAAAACGACGAGACCATCATCGGCTATCAATGGCGCCTGTCGGCCAGCCATCCGGCGGTCGATATCTGCGATTATTACGCCAATATCGACATGGGCCTCGGCAGGGGCGTCTGGAGCAAGGAAGCCGTACCCAAGCATAAGGCCCACCCGCATTGCATGTGCCTGTTGATCCCGCGCGTGACCCGGATCAAGCAGCCAGGATCAGAGAATTACGCGGCGTTTATCAAAAAGCTGCCGAAACATAAGCGCGACGAGCTGCTGCCGGCCTGGGCGCAAGACGCGCTGAAAAACGGCGCGGAAATCGACCAGTTGATCCGGCCGGACGGGCTGGGCTTGCGCAAACAATCCGAAATCGAAAATAATGCGATTTAAGCCATGCTCAGCCATTCGCCGCGCCCATGGTATCAAGTTGAATTTTTACCCCCGTTAAACCCGCGTTAAATTTCCTGTAATCGTCTAAAGCGCCTGCCGTTTTCGACCGCATTGACGAAAAATCCCGCCCGCCCCTCAAAAATCCCTAAATCCCATTAATTTAACCCCGGCCCCGTCGGCCCGATACTGAACGCTGAATTCGTTTTTCACCGATCACTACCAAGGACACCGACATGCCCGAACCCGCCACCGATCCAAAACAGACGACCGCCGCCGATCCCGGCGCCGGACCAACCCCGCCGCCGGCCGCTCCGGCCGTTGATGTGCAGGCGCAAATCAACCAGGCCCTGGCCACCCAACAGGCCGAGTTTCAACGGCAGTTGAAGGAAGCCACGGGGCACAGCGATTTTAAATCGCTGACAGAGGCCCAATTGCAAGCGCAAGGCAAATTGCAGGAATTGGCCGATGCCAAGGCGCAGGAAGCGACCGCCTACAAAGCCAAATTCGAACAAACACAAATCAGCAACGCCTTGCTGTCCGCCTCGACTGATGCGGTCGATCCGGGCACGGTCAGCGCCCTGCTGGCCGGCAAAGCCGCTTGCGACGACAACGGCGTTGTGACCATTGACGGCAAGCCGGTCGCCGAGGCCGTCAAGGCGTTATTGACTGAAAAGCCCTTCCTGGCCAAGCCGCAGGGCGGCACCGGTTCCGGCGCACCGCAAGCCGTGGCCGACGCGCCGAAAGCCGACAACGCCACCCTCTCTCCACAGCAACGTCTGGCGGCTGCCAGAGCAGGTAAATAATCATGGGCTTAACCCTTATCGAAGCTGCCAAGATCGAAACTGGCAACGAAATCCGCCGCGCGATCATCGAGCTGTACGCCGGATCATCCGATATTCTCATGGCGCTGCCGTTCGACGACATCACCGGCAACGCGCTCAAATACAACCGCGAGGAATCATTGCCTGGCGTCGGCTTTCGCGGCGTCAACGAGTCTTACACGCCGTCCACCGGCGTCTTGAACCCGCAAACCGAGAACTTGGTCATCGCCGGCGGCGAGTTGGACGTGGACACGTTTATCGTGCAGACCATGGGCATGGAGCAGCGCTCGGTGCAGGAAGCCATGAAAGTTCGCGCTCTGGGCCTGGCCTGGACGCGCAAATTCATCAAGGGCGATCAACTCAGCGACCCGCGCGAGTTCGACGGTCTGCAAACCCGCATCACCGGCGCTCAGAAAATCGCCGCCGGCGCCACCGCCAACGGCACGGCGCTGTCGCTGGGCAAGCTGGACGAGGCCATCGACCAGACGCTGAACCCTACGCACTTGCTGATGAGCAAGGCCATGCGCCGCCGGTTGACGCAAGCCGCGCGCAATTCCAGCGTCGGCGGTTTTATCAGCTACGACAAGGACGCCTTCGGCCGCACTGTCACCATGTACAACGATCTGCCGATTTTGATTGTCGACCAGGACAACGAGGGCAATGCGATCCTGCCGTTTACCGAAGCGGCCACCTCGGGCACCGCCACCGCCACCTCAATCTATGTGCTCAGCCTGGGTTCCGGCATGTTGTCCGGCATTCAAAACGGCGGCATCCAGGTCGACGACATGGGCAAGCTACAAGCCAGCCCTCTGTACAGGACGCGCGTGGAATGGTTCAACGGCCTGTGCATCATGAACGGTCGGGCGGCCACTCGCCTCTGGTCCATCGCCGACGCCCCTATCACCGCTTAATAAGGAGTTCCTATGGAACGTCATTCAAACTTTACTTTTGATTCCGCACTGGAAATGAAAGCCGCCGGCCTGGTGGCCGCATCGGCCGACGGCGACATTCTGGACCTGGGCGCGGGTTTCGTCGAGGGCAACCTGGTCATCGACCTGAGCGCCTGCGAAATCGCCACCGGCGACGAGATTTACACGGTTTCGCTGGAAGCCTCCAACGTCGCGGCCATGACCTCCGGCTCGGTGTGCCTGGCAAAGAAGGTCTTCGGGAACCTGGTGGTGCCGATGGATGCGGCGCTCAGCGCGGCCGGACGTTACGTGATCCCGTTCCGGAACGAGGAAAACGGCACGCTGTTCCGCTATGTGCGCCTGAGCACCTTAGTGGCGGGCACTGTCGCGACCGGCATCAACTTCTCGGCGTTTATCGCCAAGGCGGACTGATGAGAGTCTTCGATCCAGAGGGCAACGCCCACGAAAAAGACCCGGTCGACGCCAGGGAGTGCGTTCAGCATTGCGGCTATAGCTATAACCCACCTGCCCAGGACGGCGCGGAAGGCACGGACGCTAAACAAGGAGGCCCCGCTTCAGGAGCTCCTGAAGCGGCTGGGGATGGAGCGGTTTTTGAACCACTGCCGGACTTCGACGGCGAGACCGAGCGCGTATCGGAACCGGTAGCCAAGCCCGGCAAGAAAGCGAAATGATCAACATAACCCTCGATCTGGGCGAAGCCCCCTCGGTGCTGGCCGCCCTGAGCCATCCGGCGCTCGCTCAACAGCTCGTCAATGTCGCCGCCGAAAGCTATGTCGACGATATGCACGACTGGATTGACGCGGGCCGGGCATTTACGCCGCGCGAGGGCCAGTTGCAGCAGTCGATCAACTGGCATCCGCTCGGCAATGGCGCGGCAGTGATTTACGCCAATGCCGCCAATGCCGCCTATGCCGGCTTTGTCGAAGACGGTACGGCCCCGCATGTGATCGAGCCGAAACCGGGCCGCAAGGGGTTAAAAATCCCGGCAGCTGGTGGCGGTGGTTATGTGATCCGCCGACGGGTCAATCACCCCGGCAGCCGGCCGCACCCTTTCTTTTTTGCCGATCAGGCGGACCGGAGTCGGCGCATGCAGGAGCGGGCGCTGTCGGTGCTGGCGGCGCGTATCGGAGTTTAACGGATGGCCACGTATGTTAATGCCGCCGATATCGACGACCCTTCCTTTGTCATCACCGAGGAGCATTGCAAGGGGGCGGACGTGTTTGTGAATCTGTCCTTGCGCGAGCGCGGCTTTAATCCGGCCGACATCACCCTGCCCAATGCCGTGCTGACTGAAATCGCGACGTACTGGGCCAAACGCCTGGCCGCGATCGAAGGCGCGATCGGCGACGATTCACCCTTGATCGCCAAGGCGCGGGAGTTCGAGAAGGACGCCAAAACCCTGGTCGGCAAACTGACCCGCGAGGCCCTCGGCATCACAGTGCCGACCGGTACCGCCTTCGGGCAGATTACTTTGGGTAGAGGCTGATGAGCTATAAGGACACGCGCAAATACATCACCAACCCACTCAGCGGCGAACGCGTATTAGAAGAAGAGGCGCTGTTTTATGACCCTGAAACCACTAACTGTCCACTGTGGCCGTACAGCCGGCCGGATAAAAAATCCGAGCAGCCGGACGAGGAGAACGTATGAGCCTGGAACCTATCACAGCGCTACGCACGCGGCTAAGAGCAAACGCGGCACTGCAAGATTTCTGGAACACTCACTATGAAAAGGATGCCCGGCATTTTGTAGGATACAAAAGCGCACCCTCCGCAAACGACTACCCGTCGATCTGCTATGTGCCTGTCACCGATCTGTTGAGTCACAAAGGCGATGACGGTTTTTGGGTCAGTGTGGTAGTCGGCGTGCACGAGCCCGGAACAACTGATGACTGGTTCGACGGCGTCACCCGGCTATTAGAGGCGCGGGATTTAATCATGGCGGCGTTAAGTTCGCTTATTTTAGCTCCCGGTTTAACAGTGGATGGTAGCCAAAAAATTAAAATCGTATACGACTTCGGTCGCCGCCATCCTTTTTACGAGATGGAAATGCAAATACCGATTAAACAACACAACAGGATAGATTAACCATGGCAAAACAAGACGCTCAACGTAAAACCAAACAGGTCAAGCTGTTAAAACCGCATACCGATCGCGGTATCGATTACCAGGCCGGCGACACGATCGAGGTCGACGCCGCGACTGAGCAATGGCTGATCGCCCACCAAATCATTGAATCCACCGGAGCCACGCAATGAGTTTATTTTCAGGCCAAGGCAAGATTTTTATCGCCCAACGCAATACCGACGGCACGCCCAAGGCGTTCCGCTACCTCGGCAAAACCGCCAACGGCGCCAAGATCGAGCCTAAGGTCGACAAGATCAAGCGCAAGGAGTCCGAGACCGGCCAGCGCCTGACCTCGCTGAGCCTGGTGACCGGCAAGGAAGTGATGCTGAATTTCGAGATTGAGGAATTCTCGAAGGAAAACTATGCCCTGGCATTTTGGAGCGAGAGCGCCGTGATAGCAGCCGGCACCGTCACTAATGAACCGTCGCCGACCGGGTTGGTGGATGGCGATTATTTTCGCCTGGCTAAGGCCGACATTTCGTCGCTGTCGATTACCGATTCGGCGGGCGCGCCGGTCACGCTGGTCGCCGGCACGGATTATGAGATCAGCAACGCCAAGCTGGGCATGATCAAGCTCTTGAATGCCGGCACCTTTGTGCAGCCGTTCCAGTCCAGTTACAGCAATGCTCAGTCGTACAACATTCCGCTCTACAGCGATATCCCCGGCAATTATTGGCTGCGCTTCGAAGGCCTGAACATGGCCAACAGCGGCGAAGCCGTGCTGGTCGAACTGTATAACGTGCAACTTGATCCGGCGACGGGGTGGACGCTGAAGGGCGAGGATGTGGCAACGCTGCCGATGGCCGGCGAGGTCCTCTACGACGACACGAAAGAGTCCGATACCGTGCTGGGCACGTCGGGCCGCATCGTTACGTTGTCGTAGGTGCCCCATGGATGAATTGGAATTGCTGTTTTCGCAGGATCACGCGATCGACATCGGCGGCGAAACGGTCGATGTCAGCCCGGTCCGGCTCGGCGAGTTAGCCAGGCTGGCCAAGCTGTTCAAGGGCGCGGTCATTGAAGTGAAAGGCACGCCCACCGAGATCGCTACAAAGCTGCTGACATCGGGCGAGGCCGATCGCATTATCGCGGCGCTGAGCGTGGCGGCACGCCAGGACCAGGCCTTTATCGAGGCGCTGGAACTGGATGATGCCGTGCGGCTGTTGGCCGCCGTGATCGAGTCCAACGCCGACATGATTAAAAAAAAGCTCATGCCGGCGATCAGTCAAATCACGGCGGCCCTGTCGGCTGGGGCGAGTGCGTCGCCCGACTGATCGCGCACGGCCACCGGTTGGCCGACATCAAACGCTACACGCTGGCCCAGGCGACTTTGTTTTTAAAGGCGGCGGCCAGGCTTGATCAGGAAGAACAGCGCCGGCAGATGCTGGCGGCGCGCTCGGCCTGGGCGTCCGGCGATGATTTTAAGGCGCTGTGGGGCGCGATTGAACCATATAATAAGGAGTAACGCATGGCGTCGCCGATCGTTTTAGGCATTACCATTCGCGCCGACGGCAGCGCCCAGGTTCGGCGCGAGCTCGGCGGCGTGCGCGATGGCCTGGACGGCGCCGGCAATGCGGCGCGAGACGCGAACCGGCAATTTTCCGACATGGCGCGGGAAACGCTAGGGCTCGGCAGCGCCTTGAAAGGCCTGATTGCCGGGCTGTCGGTGGTGGCGCTGTATCAATACGGCAAGGAAATCGTACAAGTCGCCGACAACATGAAATTGCTGGACGGCCGGCTCAAGGTCGCGACATCCAGCCAGCAAGATTACATCGACTCATCAAAAGAGCTGGTTGATATCAGCTTGCGAACCGGCACGGAATTCGATGCCAACGCCACGTTGTTCGCGCGCATCAACAAGGCGATGGAAACCATGGGCGGCACGGCCCGCGATACTACGGCGCTGACCGAGACCATGGCGCAGGCGCTGCGTGTCTCCGGCGCCAGTGCCGGCGAGGCGTCGTCGGTCATCCGGCAGATGTCGCAGGCCCTGGCCTCCGGTCTGCTGCGCGGCGACGAATTCAATTCGATCATGGAAAACGGCTCGCGCCTGGCGTATGCCCTGGCCGCCGGACTGAACGTCGATATCGGGGCCTTGCGCGCGATGGCCGAAAACGGCGAGTTGTCGGCGGCCAAGGTCATCAATGCGATCATGAGCCAGTCGGCCGCCATCGACGCCGAATACAAGCGCATGCCGCTGACCGTCGGCGCGGCGCTGGAGAACGTCAAGACGGCCTGGGGGCAGTACATTCTGCAAGTTGACGCCGGTACCGGCGCGACGGCGTCCCTGGCCGCGCAGTTCGATGCCCTGGCCAATAATCTGGGGCCGGTTATCGATACGATTATCCAGCTCGGCACGGTGGCCGCGACGGTGTTTGCGGGGCAAATGCTGGTCAGCCTGGGGCGGTATATGTCGGCAAAAGCGGCCGCGATCGCGATGGAATTTCAGCATGCGCAGGCGATCCTGCTGGACCATCAGCGCACCATCGGACTAATTACCGCCCGTTTGGCCGCGACGCGCGCCGATATCGCCGCGACGCAAGCGCTGCTGGCCGGCAATACGGCCATGGGCGTGCGCATGGGGCTGACCAACCGGCTGAATATCCTGATTGCCGCCCAGGCCTCGCAAACAGCGGCGCTGTCTGCCGCGACCAATGCCGCGACGGCCGCGCAACGTGGATTGACGGCCGCGATGGCGATCAATCCATTTACCGGCCTGGTGGTGTCACTTAGCATCTTGGTCGGCTTGCTGATTAATGCCAAGACGCACTTGCGCGACCTGGCCAGCATGTCCGTGGACGATAAGATCGCGGCCATTCGCGAACAGATCGCGCAACAAAAATCCCGGATCGAAACGGCACAGGGGCCGATCGGCGTGCTGATCAGCGACCGGCAGCTGGCGATCGAGCAGACTAAGCTGCGGCTCATGAAGGATGAATTGGGGCGTTATTACAAAGAAAAAGACGCGCTGAAGGAACAAGAGCGCCAGCGGGACAAGTTGCTGGAAGCGCAGCAAGGCAAACTCACGGACGCCCAAAAGAAAGCCGCAAAAGCCGCCGAGACGGCGGCCAAAAAAGCCGCGACGGAAGAGCGTAACCGCCGCGATGCAGTGCTGAAAACCATCGACGCGCTGCAATTCGAATTGCAAGTCAACCGGCTCGGCGACAAGGAAAAGACGCTGCAAACCGAGTTGCGCCAGCATTTGGCCAACGCGGTCGGGGACGAGCGCGACCAGATCGAGGCGCTGGTCCGGCAGATCGACGCCGAACACCAGGCGCGCGCACGCCAGGCCGCCATGTGGCGGCAGCTGGTTGACGACGCCAATGCCCTGGTCGATTTAAAAAATGAAATCAATGATTTCGAGCTGTCGCCGGACGTGTCCACCGACGCGTTCAGCGTCATGCTGGCGCGGATTCAGGACGTGGGCCGCGAACTGGACTTGAGCGCCGAGCAGATGAAGGCGCTGTTCGATCAGTTGGGGAAGGCCTACAACGAGAACTTTATCGACCCGGCCACGGACGGCGTCGACGAGCTGTCGCAGTTCGCCAAGCGCGCGGCCGAAAACATGCAGGACGCTTTTGCCGAGTTCCTGTTCGACCCGTTCAAGGAAGGCCTGGATGGCATGGCCCTGGGTTTTTTGACCACGATGCGCCGGATAATTGCCAACAAGTTGTCTGCAGACGCGATGGAAGGCCTGTTCGGTCAGGACTTCATAACCGGCAAACAGGGCGCAGGCATCGGCGGCTTGCTCGGTTCCGGCCTGTCGCTGCTGGGCCTGGGCGGCAAGCCCGGCAATGCCGCGCAGTCGGGGCCGACGGCCGGCGAGCAGGCGATCGTCAACGCGGTCACGACCACGGGCAATGCGACCGCCTCGACGTTCGGCTCGGTTCTGGGCGGCATGGGCGAATCGCTACTGGGCGGACTGGAAAACCTGGGCGGCGGCATTGCCTCGGTATTTAACGCCGGCATCACGGCCCTGATCGCGATGTTTACTGCGACCTCGGCCGGCGACAGTATCTCCGCCATCCTGAGCGGCATCGGCTCGGTCGTGGGCGTGGCCGCGTCCGCCAATCATGGCGGCGGCCTGGTCGGCTCGTCCGGCGGCATGATTCGGGGCGGCATTAACCCGGCCGTGTTTATCGGCGCGCCGCGCTATCACAACGGCGGCCTCGCCGGCAACGAGGTGCCGTCGGTGCTGTTAAAAGGCGAGGAAGTGTTAACGGAAAACGATCCCCGGCACCGCAACAACATCGGCAAGGGCGGCGCCAATGGCCAGCCCGCGAACGTCACGTCCATCGTGGTCATGGATCCGGCGTTCGTGCCGGACGCCATGGCCGGCAACGCCGGCAGCCAGGTGGTGATTCAACATATTAAAGACAACGCGTCGAGCATTCGCCGCGTGCTGGAGATGGAATAATGGCCTATGAAATAGGGACGGCGGCAGGCCACTATGACCTGCTGACAAAATTGCGGACCTTCCTGGAAGTGACATTGCCCGTGGCAGAGCGCTGGGCGATGCAGTGGGAAGACACGGTCAGCGCCGACAAGGGCGTTATCTGGAAAGCGCCAGGTCTATCCGGCACTGAGGAAATCTATACCGGCATCAAGACCTACCAAAGCGTTTCTTCGGACTATTATAACTGGAAGATCAACGGCTTTACCGGCTATGTGCCGGGCAATTCATTCGAGACCCAGCCGGGGCGGATCGCCAACGATATCGGCGTGCCGCTGTGGAACCAGAGCATTCCGTACTGGTTCGTCGGCAACGGCCAGCGCTGCATCGTCGTCGCCAAGATTGAGAACGTCTACGAATCCTTTTATCTGGGTAAATTCTTACCGTACGCATCGCCTAGCCAGTATCCCTATCCACTGTGCGTCGGCGGCATGCTGACCAGCGCCGCCGGCATGCGCTATTCCGAGACAACGCACACGGCCTGGTTCAAGGGTGCGCGAGCGAACATGGCCATGCGCTTCGTTGACGGCAACTGGCGTACTCCTCAATTTCTGCCGTTCGCAGGCGCTAACACGCTTAGGAATACTAACTCGGATAGCAACGTGGCCGAGGGCCATTATGGTCTGCATAGTTTGGTAATGTCAGAGAATGCCACAGGCTATATCAACAACTATGGCGAGCTGGACGGTGTTTATTTTATTTCAGGTTTCAACAATGCTGTAGAGAACACGCTAATTATCGACGGGGTCACGTACGTGGTTCTGCGCGATGTCTGGCGTACCGGGTTTAAGGATTATCTGGCACTGAGGTTGCAATAATGGCGTATCAAACAGGTACAGTAGCCTCGCCTGCTGCATTGAAATCAGTCATAGAGTCGTTCTGCACCAATAATGGGTTCGGCTTAACGGCCAATTGGCTGTCGAAAGGGCAGTCTAATGTTACTTTGACAGTTGATGGAACTAAAGGATTACACATAACTGGTGCTAATAGTGCAGACGGTACAGTAGAACTTTGCCCTTTCTCTAAGCAGATTTATATAGTTGATGCGAGTTGGCCAGTTACGTATTACTTATTCTACTCAGCAAACCCAGATCAAGTTGTTTGTGTCCTGCAGTACGATACAAATAAAATCCAGACAATTATGTTTGGTGAGATAGTTAAAATACATAGCTCAGCTTTTGTGGGTGGTAATTGGTTTTTTGCTTCTAGAGGGGGTTCGAGCGCTTCCATAGGCGAACCTGTTTTTGTTTCCATAACTGATGCAGAAATACTTTCCGGCGTAACAACCCTGTATGGCAGCTTCCAGTTCAGAGGGGACATCGCTATCCCGTTTTCTACTGGCGTCGGAGGCTGGACGTATAAAACAACAGGCTTACATGCAAAGATAGATGGTAGCGTCTGGGACTCTACGGATAAGCTAAAAGTAACACCTACAGACTACACAGTTTCCTCATTATTTAGATCGCCTAACGCGTGGAATAACCAAGCGCTGCTAGTACCTATACACCTCCAATTCGCTATGGCCGATAACTTCAAGGCGTACTTAGGCTATGTTGAGCATATCAGGTACATAAGAATAGATAATTACGAGATAGGGGACATAGTGACTCTGGGAACAGACAGGTGGAAGGTTTTCCCCTGGATTGCAAAAAATGCAGCTGCTAGAAACGCTTCAGTTGCCGCAACTGATTCGGGGACTGTAGGATTTGCAGTTCGTTACGATGGCCCATAACAAACACAGATAGGATAAGGCAATGGCAATTACAGCAGCACCTTTTACATGGTATGACAAAGCACCAAAAAATCAGAGCATCCCTGACCTTCTGACTGACGATATCAAGGTAGCTCTATGCACATCCGCTTATGTGCCTGATGCTGCTCTGCATGAGTTCTTTGATGTTTCTGTAACCAATGAGCTTGCGACAGCCAACGGCTACACGGCTGGCGGAATCGCCTTAACTACTAAAACCCTGGAAGCAGGAGCTAATCCTGGCGAGTGGGAGTTTCATTCAGATAACCCAACTTGGACAGCCAGTGGAGCAGGCTTAACAGCTAGATTGTTTGTATTGTACAACAACACACCTGCAAGTAATAAACCTTTGATTGGTTACGGGTATCTTAACTATAACAGCGGAACTCCACAGGATGTAACCGTTTCGGCAGGGTACGACTTATCTATCCTGATTGGCGCTTCTGGCTGGTTTTATACTCAGAAGGTTAACGGCGTTTAATACTACTCAATAATATTGCTATGGCCGTTGTATTCGACAGTGCTAATAAGGGCGCTAATGTAGTCCTGTCAAACGGAGATTTGACAGCGACTAAAAACGCTACATCGTGGCAGTCTGTAAGATCAACTGTCGCCAAAGCAACATCGGATGCTTACTATTTTGAGATATTAGTTGAAGCGACTACAGCTAATCAGACCATTATCGGGATCGGTTCTGACAGTGCATCAGTTGCAACGTATATTGGACAGGACTCGGCCGGTTATGGGTGGCAAAATACCCCGACTAATGGCACATTACGTAACGGGGCTACAACTGCTACACCTGGAGTTACCTTCACGACAGGCGATGTTATTATGGTCGCCATCAAAAACGGCAAACTATGGTTTGGCAAAAACGGGACTTGGATACTTTCCGGCAACCCAGTTACCGAAGCAAATCCTCAGTACAGTAGCTTGCCTGCTACAGTTTATGCGTTCTGGTCTGGGTATGAAACTAATACATCCGGGACTGCCCTTTTCGCGGAAGCTGATTTTATCTATCCCCTGCCATCTGGTTTCTCTGCATGGGATTCAACTGCAAGCGGAGAAAGCAACACCAGTGAGTTAAGCGCCGGAAGTCTAGTTCTTAAAGGAGCGGTTTTACAGGTAGATTGCGAAACCGGCGAGCCTATGTATAGTGAGATATCTGCTGGCTCAGTTGTTTTTAAAGCTTCTGCGCTACAGGTATGGGAAACCACACCCGATGTAGCCGAAATTCAAGCAGGCTCTCTTGTATTCAAAGGTTCAGTTCTCCACACAACCCTACAAACTATAAAAGGCGGTATTGCCTATGATCCTGCTGCTCAAGGCACAGCTGATTGGTACTACTTAACCGATAACCTAAACACGTATTCCGGCAACGGCTGGCCTCCGGGCTGCTCAGCTGTCGGACTAGACTTAGTTGGCGCTACGTTCAGCTCCAATGTGCCGGTGGCGTCCGTGACGTTCCCGCTATTGGCGGGCCACAAGGCGCCCAGCTACATGGACGACTTCTACTTCCGCATCCACATCCTGCCCAATCCGATCGCCCTGGGCAATCTGCTGTCGGCGCAACAGCGCGACGTTGAAGTCTGGAACGCCTGGATCGACGCGGCCCGCACGCTGTCGACCATTAACGAATCGTTGACCGACGGCCTGATTCTGAACCGTCCCATTGTCGAGCCGACCGTTTTCCAGCGCAACGAGAGCCGGATCTACACGCTCAACATCGCGGTCAACGGCCCGCCCAGGATCGATGCCGCCTACAGCTTCGTATTCGATACCGGCGCCATCGATCTGCGGGTCACGGGCCAGCGCGTCGTGCCGTTCGCGATCAAGCCGGACTGGAGCCGGGCGATCAGGGATTCCTTCGAATGGCTGACCGAGATCCTGACAAGTTATGCCGGCGGCGAGCAGCGCCGGAAGCTGCGCGAATACCCGCGCCGGATCTTGCAATACCGGATCATCCTGCAGGGCGACGAGCAGCAGCGCGGCAATATCCTGCTAGCTGCCTGGCAAAGCCGCAATTTCGCGATACCGCTTTGGTTCGATGTTACCCGCCTGAGCAGCGGCGTGACATCGAACCAAAGCGCTATCGCCTGCGATACGCGCCATCGCGGCTTTTATATTGGAGGCTTGGGTATCATCAGGCAGGCGGCGTTCGTCTACGAGGCGTTCGAGATTGCGGATATGAGCGATTCATCGATTACCGTGGCATCGCCGTTGACGCAGGACTGGCCGGCCAATACGCCGGTTTATCCGCTTCGCCTGGGGATGCTGGACGCCACGCAGAAAGGCAAGCTGGAGCATGCCGGCTTATCGGTCTACGATATGCAGTTCCTGTGCGACGACACCGACAACGCCTACGAGGCCATCGATTACACGACGCTGTACCGCGGCCTGCCGGTGCTGACCACGCCTAACAACGTCGCGCGCGATGTGTCGATGGAATGGGCGCGGCAATTGGAGATCATCGACTTCAACATCAACGGCCGCTACGTCGATGATCAATCCAACCGCGCCGCCATCGCCTTCGATTATAACTTTTTGGCCGCGACGCTGGCCGAGCGCCATGCCCTGATTCAGGCGCTGTTCGCGCGCGCCGGCAAATTCAATGCCTGCTGGCTGGCCAGCGGCCAGAGCGACTTTACCGTTATGCAGGATATCGGCGCCGGCAATAATGGCATCACGGTCGCCTATACTGGCTACAGCCTGTATCTGTCCGACCTGCCCAACAACCGCCGGGATCTGGTGATCAAGACTAAGGCCGGAACCGTCTATTACCGGCGCATCATTTCGGCCACCGACAACGGCGACGGCACCGAGGCCTTGGTTCTCGACAGCGCGCTGGGCGCCGATGTTGCCGTCAGCCAGATCAAAATCCTCTCGTTTTTAACCTATATGCGCCTGGCGTCGGATACCGTCACCCTCGAACACGAGACGGCGTCTATCGCGCAATGCGCGGCAACCTTTGTGAGTGTGCTCGATGACGTTTAGTGCAATTGAAAAACTGATCAAGGGCAGCCCGGTTGAGTTCTACGAATTCAAGCGCGGCGCCCAGTCATGGCGTTATACCTCGTCGGATGTGGCGCAGAGCTATAACGGCCAGACCTTCGACGCCGGCTTGATCAAGCGTTCGAAGCTCCGCTTCGGCGGCGGCCTGAGCAGCGAGTCGGTCACGATCACGCTGCCGCGCAACAACACGCTGGCCCATACGTATATCGCCTTTCCGGCGGCCGAGAACACGTCCGTGACGATCTACGGCAAGCACCGCAGCGATACGGAAACGGTTGTGCTTTGGATCGGCCGGGTCAAGAACGCCGAATTCAAATCCGCCGCCGTCGATCTGTTGTGCGAGTCGATCATGACCGCGCAGAAGGCCCAGGGCCTGCGGCGCACATTCGGGGCGCCCTGTTCGCACGCCTTGTATGATCAGACGCCGCTGTCCTGCAATGTCGTTAAAGAGTTGTATAAGGTCGCCGGCACGGTGCAGTCGGTGTCCGGCAACAGCGTGGTGTGCCCGGCCTTTGCCGGGCAGGACGACGGCTACTGGGTCGGCGGCCTGCTGGAATTTATCACCGCTGGCGGCGTGGTCGAAAAGCGCATGATGACCGCGCATGCCGGCGATACGGTCACGCTCTTGTCGCCGATCGAGTCGCTGGCCGCTGGCGTGTCGATCTCGGTTTATCCGGGCTGCGACCATAGCCCGGCCATGTGCGACGGCCGGTTCAATAATCTGCCCAATTACGGTGGTTTCCCTTATATGCCGACCAACTCGCCGTTCGGCGGCACCATGCTGTTCTAAAGGAGCGACCATATGTGGGTTCAAGTTGTATTAATCATCATTCAATTGATTGCCATGGCGCTGTCGGTACTGCTGGCCCCGAAGCCGAAAGCGCCGGAGGCGCAGGCGCTGGAAAATGTGCCGCAAGCCGACCCAAGCCGCTTCGTGCCGGTGCTGTTCGGCAAGCGCACCTTCAAATCGGCAAATATCGTCTGGTACGGCGACCGCTCGACCCGGCCGCACAAGGTCAGTCAGGGGAAAAAATAATGCGCATTTATCTGCATCACATGCGGCAAATGCCGCTGGGCGGCCGTACGGGCTATTGTGCGCGCGGCGCGCGGTCGTTTGCCGAGCATTACGGCCTGGACTGGGATGATTTTTGCAAGCACGGCATCGAGGCCGAGGTTCTGCTGGCGACCGGCGATTACCAGGCCGAACAGGTCGTCGAATTCGCCAGACAGCAGGAGGGCGGGCAATGAGCAAGGGCTCGAGTACCATTGCGGGATATTATTACTATCTGGGCTGGCAGGCGGCGCTGTGCCACGGGCCGATCGATGCCGTGACCAGGATCGTGTTTGCGGATCGTACGGCCTGGAGCGGCGCGGCCATGGATACCGAGATCGCGATCGACCAGCCCGGCCTGTTCGGCGGCGAATCCAAGGAAGGCGGCGTGTCCGGCCAGGTCTCTATCCTGTCCGGCAAGGCCACGCAAACGCAGGACAGTTATCTGGCCGGCGTGCTGGGCGAGGCGTCTATCCCGGCGTTTCGAGGCGTCTGCACGCTGCTGTTCAAAAGCTTCTATTACGCGCTGCACAATCCCTACATGAAGGCCATGGCCATCCAGGCCCAGCGCACTAATATCGACAGCCAGGGCGCACCGATGTGGTATCTGGCCAAGGCACGGATCGGCGACGACATGAACCCGGCCCATGGCATCCGCGAGCTGTATACTGATCGCAACTGGGGTATGGGCCTGGCGGCATCATTGATCGACGAGGCGTCATTTATGGCGGCGGCCGACACCTTATATAATGAAGGCAACGGCTTTTCGTTGATCTGGGAGCAGGCGCAATCAATCGACGACCTCATCAATATGGTGCTGGTGCAGATCGACGGCGTGATCCGCACCGATATCGCCACCGGCAAGATTCAGATCAAGCTGGTCAGGGACGATTACAGCGTTAATGACCTGCTATCGATTAGCGAAAATAACGTCATCGCGTTCGAATCGTTCCAGCGCTCCGGCTGGGAGGACACCATCAATGAGGTGGCGCTGATTTATCATGACGAGGGCACCGATCAGGATAAACCCGTTATCGTTCATGATATCGGCAATCAACAAATCCAGGGCCGGCGTATCTCCAAAACATTGCAAATGCCAGGCATATCGAACGCGACGCTGGCGCAAAAGGTCGCGCAGCGCGAGTTGCGCGTGTCGTCGACGCCCTTGTCGGCGATCCGGCTCAAATGCAACCGGACGGTCTGGGGGCTCAACAAGGGCGATGTCTTCAAGTTCAGCTGGAATAAGTACGGGATAGCCGATGTCGTTTACCGGATCGGCGATATCGATTTCGGCACCATTAACGACAGCGCCATCATTATCACGGCGGTCGAGGATGTGTTCGCGTTCCCGGCCTCGGTGTATTACACACCGATCGATTCATTATGGGCCGATTCACCGAGCGCGCCTGTCGCTGCCACCTATCAGCGCGTTTACGAGGCCACCTATTGGGATTCGGTGTTCAATCTGTCGGCGGCCGACCATGCCCAGCTGGGGGCGAACTTTGCGTTCGTGGCGGCCTGCGCGGTCAAGCCTAAATCCGATTTTTTCGGCTTCGATCTGCAGACGCGGGTTGGAGCGGCGGCCTATGCCCCGGCCGGCAGCGGCCAATTCTGCCCGACCGCTACTGTGACGGCAGCGTTGGGCTTGGCCGTCAGTAATGCCGCCATCGCCATCGCCAACGGCTACAATCTTGATCAGGTGGCGGTCGGCCGCTATGCGTTGCTGGATGATGAGTTGGTGGCCGTCACCACGATTGACCTGGTTAACAGCACGGTCAGCCTCGATCGCGGCGTGTTGGATACCGTGCCGGTCGCTCATGCCGCCGGTGCCAGGCTGTACTTTATTGACGATCACCAGGCGTTTGAAACCCTGGAGCGGATCAGCGGCGAAACCGTCAATGCCAAGATATTGCCGACCGCACCCTTGGGCAAACTCGACCTGGCCGACGCCGCTGAACTAACTGTTTCGTTGACTGGGCGCGCCCAGAAACCGTATGCCCCCGGCAATGTCAAACTGAACGGGGACGCCTACCCTGCAGCAGCGTTGTCTGGAGCCATCACGGTGACCTGGTCGCATCGCGACCGGCTGCAGCAAACGGCCTCGCTGGTGCCGCAATCGGCAGGCAATATCGGCCCCGAGTCTGGCGTTAGCTATACGGTCAGCCTGTACGACGGCGCAACTCTCAAGGAGCAGGCCACCGGACTGACCGGCACTACGCACACGTTCGCGCTGTTTACATTAACCGATCCGCGCGTGGAGCTGTTCGCGGTCAGGGACGGCATCAACTCGCACCAGACGCATGTGATTGGGTTTGGTTGGGCGTGAGCCGGTTATCTGTAGAACTGTAACAGCTCATCCATAACCGGATCGATTTTGGTTTTTACGCCTTGCCACTTCATTAAAGACAAACCGCCATTGCCGACCAGGTGATAATTGGCTCTCGCAATCACGGATCGCCTGTCTGATATTTCAATGTCGGCGGTACATAGATAAGTCGTAAAATCCCAGGATTGGCGGGCCGTATAGGTTAACCGATAATCGCAGGAGTCAGGGGCGGGTGTTACCCCCATGAAGTAATGATCATAGCGCTGATCATCCCCACTTCGTATGGCGTTATCAACGGTTGACTGGATAAATGTGCTCTCTATATGATGCCGCGATAGTCCTTCGGCTATTACCGGAACCAGCTCGTCAACGATCACTTTGGGGTTTTCCGTGATGCAAATATGCTTGACGTTATAAGCCGCATCAAGCGGCTGAACCGTCACCGACGTGCACCCGACAGCCGACAACCCGGCCATCATGAAAACAGTTTTTTTAATCAC